GTAACATTGAGCGTATGCTGCACCTTGTAAATCATAAGTAGTTTGTAAATGATTTGATGTTTTAAAATCTAAAACCCATAATTCATTATCTATTTCACAAATTAAATCACAAGTACCCGCTACTTTAAGTTCTTCACTAAATAAATGTACTTCTGTTTCAATTAAGGTAGGGTTATGTGTTTCCCAAAAATCAACAAATCTTAAAAACATTTGCCAAACTAAAGGATCCATTTTAGGATAACCCTCTTTATTAAGATAAGTTAATTCTGCACCTGTAAAGTACTCTTCAATCATTTCATGTACTTTAGTACCTTCTTCACTTGCTTTTTTAACAATCCAGTCAGCTGAGTAGCCTACTTTTTTAAGCCAATCCTGAAAGTATTTACCTTTTGGGTAACAGTTTAAAACATAAGTAATAGAGGGATAAAACTCACCATTACGTCTGTAATACCTTGAGTCAGGTAAAGTAATTTGTTTGTGGTCATCAGAAATTTCTAAAATTCTGTTATACGATTTCTTTATCATAAAGATAGTTTTTTCTCCATTAAATTATAATAGGTTAATGAAGGAGTGTTTTGGATTAATTTTGTGAAATTAAGGAAACCCATTTCACTTGGATCCTTATCTTGTAAATCTACAAGATAGACTTCTTTACCTTCTGCTAGTAATAATTCACAAAAACGTAAAGCTTGTTTTATTGCATCCCTATCTAACGCAATATATATTTTATTTACTTGAGTAGTAATTAACTTTTTCATTAAATTACTTTGAATGTTTTTACCTAATAAAGGTATTGCATTTCTTTTTATAGCTATAGCATCAAATACTCCTTCACATAAAATAATTGGTAAACTCCAATTAATAAAATGTTCATTAGGAATTATATCTCTTGATACTTGTGGGTTTTTATATTTTATAAATGAATCTTTTTCAAAAGAACGCGCAACAAAATAATTTAATATACCATCTTTGTCATAAGTTGGTATAATTATCATATTTTTATATATTCCTTCTTCACAATAACCAATATTATATTTTATAAAATCCGTGGAAGTAATACCTCGCTTTTTTAAGTACGCTATAGCGTGTTTTCTTATTATACTGTTGTTATTTTGTTGGGTTAAACATATATATTCTGCAGGTAGTTTAATTGTATCCGCTGATTTTATGGAATATTTTGCATTTGGATTAGTATCTTTTACTAAAGATTTAGCCTCTGCTATTTTAGTAGGAGATGCTTTAGATTGAAATAATAAAGGCATAATTGATTTACCTTTTTTATCACATACCCAACAATGCCAAGGATTTAAACCTTCTTTATTTTCAGTAAAATTAATCTCTAATTTAGGTTTATGGTGATTACAATAAGGACAAGTATATGCCAAATTACCCCTGGAAGTTTTCTTACCTGTACCCAATACAGAGTTTACTAATGTAACTAGTAGTTGATTAATCATTAACAACAATATATGAAATTATTTACTGGTATCCAAATTATTTGGAATATCTAAATCTATAAAATCTTTTCTATAAAATTTACCTAAAATATTATCATTAATATGAGTACTATATTTAGATTCTAATACATTATGTTGAAATAAATGTTTAGTCTCATAGTAGGTAAGTAATTTTTTATTAGGAACAAATTGTAATATATGTTTTTCCCAATTTTCACCTGCATTATCTTTTTTAGATAAAGCAAGAATTTCTTTTTGTGAACCAAAATATTCTTTCCAATCAGATTCAGTTATTACTTTTTGTTTAATAGGAACTCTACCTCTTAATCCTTTTTTAGCTCTTTCTTCACGTAAAGCTTCTAAAGCTTTTTTACCTAATCGTTTATTTCTTTCAAAGAAAAGGACTTTTTTTCCAATGTATCTTACGTCTGTTGGTTTATATACTACTTCATATATAAATCCGTAAGTACCTTCTGGCATATCCTTTATTGATGTTATAACCCTTCCCTGGTAAGTCCAGGTAGCGGTTGTTGGCATATATCCCATTTATTATAAGTATTAAAGGTTTGAACTAGATAACCCAACAAAATAACTTTTTTGAAGGGAGTCAATTATTTTATTTATATCAAATATTTCTTCTAAGTTATTATATGCGCAAGAATGTACATCCTGCGATAAAGATATTGGCATAACATTACAACTATCATAATTTGGAGGATTTGTAAATTCATTTGCTAAAATATTATCATGGAAATTATAACCAAAAACTTCAGGTTTAGTAGTTATCCAACAAACTGTTGATTTTAGGTTTAAAGCTTTAGCTAAATGTTGTGAAAATGAATCTATTAATAATCTTTTATCTGACATTTGTAATAATATAGCTATACTTCTCCAAGGTGATTCTATTGGAATACACCCTTCATAATTTATTTGGTTTGGAGATTTTATATGTAAACATTTATGAGTTTGACCCATATGATTTAATACTTCATTTACAACACATTCTGGTAAGTCTCTAGTCCAAGAATAAGGATATGGTTGAGTTATAGATCCTCCATTAGGATGAATAACAAATATAGGTTGATTAAATTTATAGTATTTTTTACAATCATCTATTTCTGCTTTTGAAAGAAATATTTCAGGTTGTTCATTATCATATTTTAAATCTAATAAATCACACCACATTTTAATTAAATGAACTGGTTGTTGTGTTATAAAATCAGAAGTATCATATGGATCTAAAGTAAAATATTTACATTTTTTATCTTTTATAAACCTTGAATAAAAAACATTTACTTCATTTAAATGAAAAGATTTATATACATCAGGATTATTATTAAAAACATCAGGACTACCTGATGATACTATAATATTTGAATTTTTATATTTTTTCTTAAGAGCTTTTACTACCGCAGTTGATAAAATAACTTTACCTAAACCACCACTAATATTAAATATTATATTCATATTATCTAAATTGATTACCTCCTACCCATAAAACTAAAGATTTTCTTACACCTTTAGTTACAGGTGTTACTCTATGTCTTAAATAAGATGGAAAAACAAATACTGATCCTTTAGTTTTAGGTGCTGATATAGATATATCATCCCCTGAGTGGTTAAGTTCTAAAATTCCACCTTCATAATCATTAGGATCTGATAGTTGGACTGTTAAAGATATTTTACGTAATGAATAATGATCATTTCCAATATCTAAATGCCAATTATAATGACCTTTATCCTCTGCATGATATTCAGTATATTGTATTTGTTCTATAATAGAACCTAATTCAAAACCCCATAAATTTTGGTTAGATGTTTCTATTAATTTAGAAAGTTTATCATATAATTGCATAAAGGGAGGTCGTTGAGGAATCCATTTTACTCTAGATGTTCTAGTTTCTTCATCACTTTTAACTTCACCTTCAGTAAATATACTAGCTTCAGAATATTCAATTTTTTCTAAATCTTTTAATATACCATCAATTTCATAATTATTAAAACCATCATTAATAAATTGTGGGGTAGTAGCTTTATTTCCTTGTTTTAAAAAAGTTAAACTATAGTCTATCATATATTTAGTTTTGATTGTAGTTCTAATATACGAACCGTTTTTTAATTATCCAAATTATTATATAAATGTTTTTTGAGGTACCCAATATACACTTCCAGTGTGTAATTCTTTATAATATTTTTGAGTTGGTACTTCTATTGGGTAATATAAAGTATCTGGTATTTCATGATTATATGGGTTTCCATTTAATGGTGCTTTTCCTGTTGCTATAGTTGATTCTTCTACACCATTATACCAACTAAGAATTGTTCCTTTTTTAGTTAATGTTCCATCTTGTACACAATCCTTCCAATATCTAAATTTATCATCACCATAAGTATCAAAAAATATACCATCATATTTTTCAAATAAACCTTCTTTTTTAGCTTCATACCAACTTTGACTTATGATTTTTACATTAGGTTTATCTTTAGACCAATCTATTAATTTACCAATAATTTGAGGGTGATTTTCAACTATAGTATGTGAATTAATACTTGAGGATTGGACATAATCTGCAAAAATACCCATACCAAAACCTATTTCTAATATATCACCTCCATTTTTAGTAACAACCTTGGCATGTTCTTCCATTATGGGATGTTCAAAATTATGCATTACTACATGAGCATTTTCACTATGAGCAAAAATATCTAGCATAATAATAGCATTCTCAGTCTCGTATAATATTTCTTCAGTAAATTTTACTCTTTTTAATTCTGACATATAACATTTTTTAAAATTTTAAGCTCCTACTCCCCTAAATTGAAAGTGAAAATAACAAGTAGCATCTGATGGAGGAGCACCATAACCACTAGTAATAATACCACCTGAAAATGCATTAAAACCTCCTGATCTACTAGCATTCCCAATTGAAGCATTACCCATAGCTGTTGGAAAAGGACCGCTAGGTAAACCCTCTGTAAAACATCCTGTACTAAAATCTGAACTATCAACTAAATTACCTGTATAGCAGGTTCTAACAGTTGCTCTTGCAAAACAATTAGTTCCATTAAATGAAGTAGGTACTCCACTGTAAACACTACCTGCATAAGTAGTTGCACCTAATGTTTGTGTACCAGTTGCATTACATTTTACTTGATTAGATGTATTTTGTAAACAAGTCATAAAAAATGCATTTTGAGAATATAAACTTGTATCAAAATCTACTAAGATTGATTGTCCTTTTAATGAAATACAATATGTTGATGATGGGGGTGAATAATCTTGATCATAAGTACGCATAGAAAACATACTAAAATTATTACAAGCTGCAGCTATAGCAGCTATTGCAGCATATCCTGGGCTATTTGTATTTAAAGCTGGAAGTGAATTACCATTATCACCAACAGTTCCTGCATAATATTGACCTCTAATACTAGCAGGTGCAATAAAAGCTGTTGGTGAATAAGTATTACTATAGGAACAATTCAGCCTTTCGTTATTTACATATTTTAATAGTAATTGTCCTGATGCAGGTACTGCCATAACTTATTTAATTTTATTTTCCAGTTCTTTTACTTTATCATTTAGTTCTTTAACTGCTTCAATTAATACTGCTACTAATCTATCATATTTAACTGCTTTATATCCATTTTCTCTATTATCAACTATTTCTGGGAATACTGCTTCGACTTCTTGGGCTATAATACCTACGTCATGTCCTTCATTGGCATGTATTTCTTTATTTTTATTAGCTTCAAATTCTTTCCAATCAAATGTAACACCATTTAGCATACTTACTTTTTCTAAAGCATTTGGTATATTTACTATATTAGTTTTTAATCTTCTATCTGATGAATAGAATGCTATTACGTCATTTGTAGCTCTAATTAATCCAGTGGTAGCTGTAGCTGTAGTACCACCAACAATTAAACCACCACCACTAAAGAACATATAACCTTCATCAACTCCCAATTCTCCTTCACCTCCAAATCCATGAACTCTAAAACCAGTATCATCATCATCAATATTATATACTAAGTTTCCACCATCTGGTCCTATACCAAATGGAAGATCTGCATAATTTAATTTAGCACCACTAAATAATAAATTAGCTTCAGCATTTAAAGTAGTACCACTTACAGATGTCATTATTCTATTAGAACCAGCATTAGTTATGGTTGCAGTACCACTAGTTCCACTTGAACCTGATGAACCTGAATTACCGGATGATCCTGAAGTTCCTGAATTACCAGATGATCCTGATGTACCACTTGATCCTGAAGAACCACTTGATCCTGAGTTACCTGGGTCACCTTGTGCACCACTTGTACCTGAAGATCCTGATGTTCCTGAATTACCAGATGATCCTGAAGTTCCTGAAGAACCACTTGATCCTGAATTACCACTTGTTCCTGATGAACCTGATGAACCTGAAGAACCACTTGATCCTGAGTTACCTGATGTTCCTGAAGAACCACTAGTTCCTGAATTACCAGATGATCCTGATGTACCTGATGAACCGGAATTACCTGAAGAACCTGATGAACCTGAGTTACCTGATGTTCCTGAAGTACCATTAGCACCTGATGAACCACTTGTTCCATCTGATCCTGAAGATCCTGAAGATCCTGATGAACCTGAATTACCACTAGTTCCTGATGAACCACTTGTACCAGATGAACCTGAAGAACCTGATGATCCACTTGAACCAGAATTACCTGATGTACCTGAAGAACCTGAAGTACCTGAAGAACCAGATGAACCACTAGATCCACTTGAACCACTTGAACCACTTGATCCTGAATTACCTGATGTACCTGAGGATCCACTTGTTCCTGCATCACCTGTTACTACAAAAGCACAAGTTACATCTTCTCCATCTGAAAATGGTGATCCAGTTGAAAACGCTACACCAGTTAAACTTAATGTCCACCAACCTGTATTATCTTCTGTATTTGTTATAGCAAATAATAAGAATTGTGTTGCATCTGTTCTGTTAGCTATTCTTATGTGACCCTTAACAGCTGATGTTGCTGAATCTATCGTTTGTAAGAACGATTGTATAGAAGTACCATCATCATCAGTTATGTCTATATACCCAGCTGTTGAATTCTTTTGATTTGTTGAATTATTTAATCTTATTTTACCTGTTCCTGGATCTGAAGCTGATGTTGATGTTGAAAATGTATAATCAAAAGTAGCACCACCAAATGAACCATCTGCTCCACTTGAACCTGAAGATCCACTTGAACCACTTGAACCTGATGAACCACTTGAACCTGATGATCCTGATGATCCTGATGAACCACTTGAACCACTAGAACCTGAAGAACCACTTGATCCTGATGTTCCTGAAGAACCTGAAGTACCTGATGATCCACTTGATCCTGAATTACCTGATGTACCTGATGAACCACTAGATCCTGAATTACCACTTGTTCCTGATGATCCACTTGTGCCACTTGTTCCTGAAGAACCTGAAGTACCTGAAGATCCACTTGAACCAGAATTACCTGATGTTCCTGAAGAACCTGATGAACCTGAGTTACCTGAAGTACCACTAGATCCACTTGTTCCACTTGATCCTGATGAGCCACTTGATCCACTTGAACCTGACTCACCAATTCCACCTGAAGTTCCTGATGAACCACTTGTACCATCTGATCCTGAAGATCCGGATGATCCAGAAGAACCTGAATTACCTGATGTTCCTGATGTTCCTGAAGAACCTGAAGTTCCTGATGAACCACTTGAACCTGAATTACCTGTAGCTCCTGATGAACCTGAAGTACCATCTGAACCAGATGATCCTGACGAACCACTAGAACCTGATGTACCACTTGTTCCACTTGAGCCTGATGTTCCTGAAGATCCACTAGATCCACTTGAACCACTTGATCCAGAAGATCCTGATGATCCAGAAGAACCTGATGAACCACTTGATCCACTTGATCCTGAAGTACCACTTGAAGCAGCTGCTTCTTTTGTACCTACTCTACCATCTGTATCTACAACTAATACTGTATTGTCTGATATAGTTGGTAATTGTGTTAATTCTATATGTGAAAATGATGCTGTAGTAGCTAATGAACCACTTAATCTACCATCTACACTAACTAAACCTGAACCACTAACCGATAATATTGGAACACCTGATATATCAGATGCTGCAAATACTGTTCCTGTTAAATCGTCTGTTACTGAAAATAATTGTCCTTGACTTCCTTGAACATCAAAAACTGTTTTTGTTGGATCAGCTGCTGCTGAACCTGATACTGTTAATTTTGTTGAAGCTGAAAATATTAAATTAGGATTTGCTGTTAATTCACCTGATACTCCAGTAGCAGTTGTTACTCTATAAATTACATTATTTGCAATTGTAGCTACACCACTTGTTCCTGATGAACCAGAAGATCCACTTGAACCACTAGATCCACTTGATCCACTTGTTCCTGATGAACCTGATGAACCTGAAGAACCACTTGATCCTGAGTTACCTGATGTTCCTGAAGAACCACTAGTTCCTGATGAGCCACTACTTCCAGATGAACCATCTGTTCCTGCTGTACCTGTTGTACCTGAAGTTCCTGAACTTCCACTTGTTCCACTTGATCCTGAAGAACCTGATGATCCTGAAGAACCTGATGAACCAGATGATCCGCTTGTTCCACTTGAACCTGATGTTCCTGCATCACCTGTTACTACGAAGGCACAAGTTACATCTTCTCCATCTGAAAATGGTGATCCAGTTGAAAACGCTTCACCACTTATATTTAATGTCCACCATCCTGTATTATCTTCTAAATCACTAATAGCAAATAGTAAAAACTGTGTTGCATCTGTTCTATTAGCTATTCTAATATGTCCTTTAACAGCTGAGGTAGAACTATCTACCGTTTCTAAAAATGATTGTATGGAAGTACCATCATCATCAGTTATGTCTATATATCCTGCTGTTGAATTCTTTTGATTTGTTGAATTATTTAATCTTATTTCACCTGTTCCTGGATCTGCAGCTGTTGTACTTGTGTCAAAAGTATAATCGAAAGTAGCACCACCGAATGAACCATCTGCTCCTGAAGAACCTGATGAACCACTAGATCCACTTGATCCATTTGTTCCTGAAGAACCTGATGAACCTGAAGAACCACTTGAACCTGAAGAACCTGATGAACCAGATGTACCTGAACTTCCACTTGAACCTGATGAACCTGAATTACCTGATGTACCTGAGCTTCCACTTGTTCCTGAACTACCTGATGTTCCAGATGAACCATTTGAACCTGATGTTCCTGAAGAACCTGAAGATCCTGAAGTTCCATCAGTACCATTTGAACCTGATGTACCTGAAGTACCTGATGATCCACTAGTTCCTGATGAACCTGAAGTTCCTGAAGAACCACTTGAACCACTTGAACCTGATGAACCTGAAGAGCCATCTGCTCCTGAATATACAATAGAAACTAGTAATGTATCTTCATCTGTAAATGGTGTTGTTGCAGATGCTCCTATTTGAGTAACAGCAGCTGTTGTAAATGTACCACTATCAGTAGTATTTCCTACTAAAAATTGTATAAATTTTGTATTATCGTATAATTTTGATATTGCTAAAACATCTCCTGATGCAAAAAGTGCTCTAGTATTTCCATCTTGATCTACTTCAGTTATTTTTATTTGAGTTGCTGATGCTTGAGTATTATTATTCATTACTATACCACCACTACTTGGGTTGGAATAGTTTATATTATATGTAAATGGATAAGTTAATCCACCATAATTACCTGAGTTACCACTTGAACCTGATGTACCACTAGATCCACTTGAACCACTTGATCCTGAAGATCCTGAAGATCCTGAAGTACCTGATGAGCCACTTGTACCTGATGAGCCACTTGAACCATCTGTTCCTGCAGTACCTGTTGTTCCTGAAGTTCCTGAAGAACCTGAAGTTCCATCTGTACCACTTGTTCCACTTGATCCTGAAGATCCATTTGAACCTGAAGATCCTGAAGATCCTGATGAACCACTAGTTCCTGAAGAACCTGATGTACCATCTGAACCACTAGAACCTGAAGATCCACTTGAACCTGAACTACCACTTGTTCCATCTGAACCTGATGAACCACTACTTCCTGAAGAACCTGATGAACCACTTGATCCACTTGAACCTGAAGATCCTGAAGATCCTGATGTTCCTGCTGTACCTCCACTTGCAAAACTTACAAATACATCATCACCATTTGAAAATGGACTATTTGCACTACTAGCTATAACTGAACCTTCTGATGAAGATAATGTAGCTGTATTAGTAACTCCTGTTACTGAAAATGTTATAAATTCAGAAGTATCAAGTTTACCTCTTATTGTAATTATATCTCCTGCACTTGTTGCAGGAAAAGTTGCTGAACCTCCTGTTGTTCTATTAATTCTTATTAGTGTTGAATTTGCTTGAGTTGCATTATTAAAATTAATAAATCCTGAAGATGGTGATGCTGCAAGTTCAGTTGAAAATTCATATGAATATGTGTTAGGTGCAACTACTGTTGTTCCTGAAGTACCTGATGAGCCACTTGTACCTGAAGATCCACTTGATCCTGATGAACCTGAAGATCCACTTGAACCACTTGATCCTGAAGATCCTGATGATCCAGAAGAACCTGAAGTTCCTGATGAACCAGATGTTCCTGATGAACCACTAGTACCACTTGAGCCACTAGATCCTGAAGTACCATCTGAACCACTAGATCCTGAAGATCCACTTGTTCCATCTGAACCACTTGTACCTGTATCTCCACTTGTTCCTGAAGAACCTGAAGTACCTGAACTACCACTTGAACCACTTGTTCCGTCTGATCCTGATGATCCTGATGAACCACTTGAACCTGATGAACCTGAAGTACCTGAATCACCTGTTACTACAAAAGCACAAGTTACGTCTTCTGCATCTGAAAATGGTGAAGCAGCTGAAAATGCTTGGTTAGAAATATTTATTGTCCACCATGAACCATTATCTTCTAAATCTGAAATTGAGAATAATAAAAATTGACTAGCGTCTATTCTATTAGCTATTCTAATATGACCTTTTACAGCTGAGGTCGAACTGTCTATTGTTTCTAAAAATGACTGGATATCTGTTCCGTCATCATCTGTTTGACTGATATAAGCTGCTGTTGCACCTTTTTGTCCTGCAGCTGCACCTGATGCTGAATTTAATTTTACTTTACCTGATCCTGGATCTGCTGCTGTTACTGAAGAATTAAATGTATAATCAAATGTAGCACCACCAAATGAACCATCTGCTCCTGAAGAACCTGATGAACCACTTGAACCTGATGTACCACTAGTTCCATTTGTACCACTAGTTCCTGATGAACCACTTGTACCTGAAGTACCTGAAGAACCACTTGTTCCTGATGAACCTGATGAACCTGAAGTTCCATCTGAACCTGAAGATCCTGATGAACCTGAAGTACCATCTGTACCACTTGAACCATCTGTTCCTGCTGTACCTGAAGTACCTGATGTGCCTGAAGAACCTGAAGTTCCTGAAGATCCACTTGAACCAGAAGTCCCATCTGAACCACTTGAACCATCTGTTCCCGCAGTACCTGAAGTACCTGATGAACCAGATGTTCCTGAAGAACCACTTGAACCACTTGATCCTGAAGTTCCATCTGAACCACTTGAACCATCTGTTCCTGCTGTACCTGAAGTACCTGATGAACCTGAAGTTCCAGATGAACCACTTGTTCCATCTGAACCTGAACTACCACTTGAACCTGATGTTCCTGAGGAAGACGCTGCTTCTCTTGTACCTACAACACCATCAGTACTAATTACTAATATTGTATCTTCACTAGGTTTACTTGGAAGTCCTGCTTCTGATAATATTAATGGGTTTGATCCGGTGATTGCTAAAGATCCTGTGATTTCAGAATCTTCTAAGGATTGATATCCTTTTCTAGTTACAAATTTGTTATATGCCATAGTCTTTTCCTCTTTTCAATATCCAAAAGGTCGATTATAAATATATAAAAAAGTTGTGTTGTTACAGTAGTCTTAAATGACCTTTAATTCTCCAATTGTTTGAAGGAACGGATACTTGGATACTACAGTTATTACCACTATCTACAGCACTAAATACTACACCACTAGTATCTCCAATTGATACTGTAGAAACATCTGTAAAAGTAGTTTCACCTGTATTAGATACTTTATCTATATTAGTTATTAAAGTAATAGTACCTGCTCTTAAATTACTTCCACCTGGATAAGCACCTGTATTATCTGTTACAGCATAATCTAAAAATGCAGCCATATATTTTGTTCTATCAAAAGTTGCTACTGTTTCATCTCCTGGATCAGCGTCTGTATTTTCAACATAACTTATACTACCTGAGAAATTACCTGCTGAAGCTCCAGCTGTAAAATCAATTGCTCCATTTATAGATAAAGCATTTGTAGGATCTGTACCTTTAATGTTTAATCCTACTTCATCAAATGTATATCTATCATCTTGTGAAGTATCAACTCCTATTATTACTCTATTTAAAGGATGACTACCTTCAATGTATACTTCTTGACTATTACCACCACCTAAAGCTGCCCATGTTACCATATTACCATTTGGCAACTGCATATTTCCATTTACAGTAAAATCTTCTTCTAAAGTTGTTCCTGCTGTTTGTATTCCTACTTGTTCTGAATTATTAATTAGAATTGCTAAATCATTATGTGTATTTGATTGTCCTACACCAAATGTATCACCAGTACCAAAGTAAGATAATGTACCTCCTACTCCATTTGGATCTATCATTCTTAATTTTACATTGGAAGTATGACTTTCTATTTTAACTTGTATATTTTCACTACCACTTACGTGTAAATTAGCTTCTGGGTATCTTGTTCCAATTCCTACACTACCATTATTTTCTGAAAATGATCCAGCATGTAATAATACATTTGAACCTGACATTACTTCAAATGCTCTATTTAAAAATGTTAATTCAGCTGAACTTGATACTACTGATGTACCAGTTGAAAATAATATATCTCCAGCTACATTTCTTGTTATAGTAGCTACACCACTTGTTCCTGATGAACCTGATGTACCTGAAGATCCACTTGTTCCAGATGAACCTGAAGTACCGTCTGAACCTGATGATCCTGAACTACCTGATGAACCTGATGTACCATCTGAACCACTAGATCCTGAACTACCTGAAGTACCATCAGAACCAGAACTACCACTTGAACCTGAAGTTCCATCTGTTCCTGCTGTACCTGAAGTACCTGAAGATCCTGATGTACCATCTGAACCACTTGATCCTGATGAACCACTTGAACCTGAAGTGCCTGATGAACCACTAGAACCACTTGTTCCATCTGATCCTGAAGATCCTGATGAACCACTTGATCCTGATGTACCATCTGTACCTGCAGTACCTGTTGTTCCTGAAGTTCCTGAAGATCCACTTGTTCCATCTGAACCTGAAGAACCACTTGATCCACTTGATCCACTAGTTCCACTTGAACCACTTGTTCCTGCATCACCTGTTACTACAAATGCTAATGTTACATCTTCTGCATTTGAAAATGGTGAAGCAGCTGAAAATGCTTGATCATTAATATCTATTGTCCACCAACCTGTATTATCTGTTAGGTCTGAAATTGAAAATAGTATAAATTGAGTTGCATCTGTTCTATTTGCTATTCTAACATGACCTTTTACAGCTGAGGTCGAACTGTCTATTGTTTCTAGGAATGATTGTATACTAGTTCCATCATCATCTGTAATATCAACATACATTTCAGTTGATGTATTTTGAGGAGTAGCATTTAATCTAACTTTTCCAGTTCCTGGATCTGCTCCTACAGTTGAATCTTCAAAAGTGTAATCGAAAGTAGCCCCACCGAATGAACCATCCGCTCCTGATGAACCTGAAGATCCACTTGAACCACTTGATCCTGAAGTTCCTGAACTACCTGAAGAACCACTTGTTCCATCTGATCCTGAAGATCCTGATGAACCTGAAGATCCTGATGAACCACTTGTTCCATCTGAACCACTAGTTCCTGATGAACCTGATGAACCTGAAGTACCGTCTGATCCACTTGAACCTGACGAACCACTAGAACCTGATGTACCTGAACTACCACTTGAACCACTTGTTCCATCTGTACCTGCAGTACCTGATGAACCAGATGAACCTGAAGTACCGTCTGTTCCTGAAGTACCATCTGCTCCTGATGAACCTGATGTACCATCTGATCCTGAAGTTCCACTTGAACCTGAAGACCCACTTGAACCACTTGATCCTGAAGTTCCTGAACTACCTGAAGAACCGCTTGTTCCATCTGTTCCTGAAGTACCATCTGTACCACTTGATCCTGAAGATCCTGATGAACCACTTGTACCATCTGATCCTGAAGAACCTGATGAACCACTAGTTCCTGATGAACCTGAAGTACCTGATGTACCTGATGAACCTGAAGTACCACTTGTTCCATCTGTTCCTGTTGTTCCTGATGAACCACTTGAACCTGAAGTACCATCTGATCCACTTGAACCTGAAGATCCACTTGTTCCATCTGATCCGCTTGTTCCTGATGTTCCAGAAGTTCCTGATGAACCTGAAGTACCTGAAGAACCACTAGATCCTGAAGTACCATCTGAACCTGAACTACCACTTGAACCTGAAGATCCGCTTGAACCTGAAGTTCCACTTGAACCACTTGAACCTGAAGTACCATCTGATCCACTTGAACCTGATGAACCACTAGATCCTGAAGATCCGCTTGTACCGTCTGAACCACTTGATCCAGAAGATCCACTTGATCCACTTGTTCCATCTGTTCCTGTTGTTCCTGATGAACCACTAGTTCCATCTGAACCACTTGTTCCACTTGAACCTGATGTACCCGAAGTACCTGATGTACCACTAGATCCACTTGTTCCTGAAGAACCTGAAGTACCACTTGTTCCTGAAGTTCCTGATGTACCTGAACTACCTGAAGATCCACTTGTACCATCATCTCCTCTATCACCTGTAGTAACAAAAGCAACTACAATATCTTCTGCATTTGAAAATGGTGAAGCAGTTGAGAATGATTGGTCATTAATATCTATTGTCCACCAACCTGTATTATCTGTTAAATCAGATATACTAAATAATATAAATTGGGTTGCGTCTACTCTATTTGAAATTCTTACGTGTCCCTTAACTGCTGATGTAGACGCGTCTATTGATTCTAAAAATCCTTGTATTGTTACTCCATTATCATCTAAAATGTCAATATACATTTCAGTTGATGTGTTTTGAGGAGTAGCATCTAATCTGATTATTCCTGTTCCTGGATCTGCTCCTACAGTTGAATCTGAGAATGTATAATCAAATGCTGCACCCCCAAATGAACCATCTGCACCTGAAGAACCTGAGGTTCCATCAGTACCACTTGTTCCACTTGATCCTGAAGTTCCACTTGTTCCTGAAGTACCTGAACTTCCACTTGTACCTGAAGTTCCTGATGAACCTGAAGTACCTGATGTACCGTCTGTTCCTGTTGTACCTGAAGATCCTGATGAACCTGATGTACCATCTGTTCCTGTTGTTCCTGAACTTCCTGAAGTACCATCTGAACCACTTGATCCAGAAGATCCACTTGTTCCATCTGATCCTGAAGAACCTGAAGAACCACTAGATCCTGAAGTACCATCTGATCCACTTGAACCTGAACTACCTGATGTACCTGAGCTTCCTGATGAACCTGAAGTTCCATCTGTTCCTGTTGTTCCTGAACTACCAGATGTTCCATCTGAGCCTGAAGTTCCTGAAGAACCTGATGTTCCACTTGAACCACTAGATCCACTTGTACCATCTGAACCACTAGATCCTGAAGATCCTGATGAACCTGAAGTACCATCTGAACCTGTTGTTCCTGAACTTCCTGAAGTACCACTTGAACCACTAGTTCCTGAAGAACCTGATGTTCCACTTGAACCACTAGTTCCATCTGCTCCTGAACTACCACTTGTACCATCATTTCCTGATGTTCCTGATGAACCTGAAGTACCTGATGTACCTGAAGAACCTGAAGTACCACTTGTTCCATCTGTTCCTGTTGTACCTGAAGATCCTGAGGTTCCATCTGTACCTGTTGTACCTGATGAACCTGAAGTACCATCTGATCCTGATGTACCTGATGATCCAGAAGTTCCACTTGAACCTGATGTACCATTAGTTCCATATGATAATTGAAGTACTATTCTTTCTTCATTTGCAAAAGCATTAGTAAATCCTACTGAAGTAACTGTAAGTATTGTTATTTCTCCACTATCACCTGTATCATTAGCTATATTAGTTACTTGTGCATTAAATGAAGCTGAATTTGTTGTTTCTGGGTTTATTACTATATTTGAAATATTAGCATTAGACAATCTTGTTGATTGATCTAAATTATTATAATCTAATTGTGATATAGCTACTGTTGTAACAGATCCATAAGTTCCACTATTAAACCTAATTTCTTTTTCTAATGTAGCATTTGTACTAGTATTAGTACTAAAACCATAAGTTATACCTTGGTTTACTTGACCACTTGATCCTGAAGATCCTGATGTACCATCTGTACCTGTTGTACCTGAAGATCCACTTGAACCTGAAGTACCATCTGTACCTGTTGTACCTGAAGTTCCTGATGAACCTGAAGTACCTGATGTACCCGATAATCCTGAAGATCCACTTGTACCTGTAGTACCACTTGAACCAGATGAACCTGAAGTTCCTGTTGTTCCACTTGAACCAGATGAACCTGATGTTCCTGAAGAACCATCTCCACCTGCTGAACCTGCTAAATTAACAACCCAAGAAGAATATGTTCCTGAACCTATTGTTTCTGTTGGAGCTCCAAATTGCATTTCACCTGAATCACTATCATATGAAGTTATTTGGGATGTTTGATAATTACTAACATTATGAACAATAAGAACACTTTGTCCTACTGTATATGCTAAACCAGTTCCTACTGTTATTGTACCTGAATTTCCTAAAGTAAAGCTTGTGGTAGAAGTAGTAGCATATGTATCTGATTGTCCTGAAGATCCACTTGTACCTGAAGTACCACCTGTACCTTGTGCACCTGATGATCCTGAAGTACCATCTGTACCTGAAGTTCCACTTGAACCTGAAGTTCCTGTTGTACCTGATGAACCACTTGAACCTGCTGTTCCTGAAGTACCACTAGTACCTGAAGAACCATCCCCACCTGCTGCTCCATCTAAATTAACAGACCATGAAGTATAAGTACCTGATCCTGTTGTTGATGTAGGAGTTGCAAAAGTTATACTTCCAGTTCCTGTATCATATCCTGTAACTAATGATATTTGAAAATTACTTACATCATAAACTATTTTTATTCTTTGACCTACTGTATATGCTAAGCCAGTTCCTACTACTAATGATCCTGCATCTCCTAATACATGGGATGTTGTTGAAGTTGTTGCATATTTATCTCCATCTGCTCCTGTTGTACCACTTGTACCTGAAGTACCACTTACACCTGAAGATCCACTTGTTCCATCTGTACCTGAAGTTCCTGAAGATCCACTAGTTCCATCTGTACCTGAAGTACCACTTGATCCTGATGTTCCATCTTGACCACTACCTGGAAATGAACCTGTATAAAATAATTTACCTGTTGAAGTATCTGTTAGTACTACTTTAAAACCTGCATCTGAAGTTTCTTTTAATTCAGGCATTTCTACTACCCCATCAAATGCAGTTGAACCTGTTACTATAAGAGAACCTGAAACTGTTATTTCATATGCTTCTTGTCCTGTTAAAGCAGCTACGGATTGAGATACGTGCCATGATTCAATAGTATACCCCTGATCTATCTGATCACTTCCTGATGTAAATATTTGTTTTAAATTCTTCACAGATTTTTCTTTATTATACGAATGCTATTTCTTTAAATTCAGTTCCATTATGAAAATATAACTTGCAAGCTGTGACACTACCACTAGCCATTAATTGTCCCACCGCTCCTGATGGTGTTGTTTCGTTTCGTGTTAATCTAACGTTACCTACATTTAACCCTGCAGATCCTGTTATATAAGTATACCCTGTTGATGGTTGATTTACCAATACATTAGTAAAATTTCCATCTGGTAAATTGTTAAATTTAAAACCAGTAGAACCTACACCAGTAATTGATACTGCACCTGTTACTGATAAAGAACCTGAAATATCAACTTGATATGCTTCTGCTGCTGTAAAAGCATCTATAGATTGAGTTACATTAGCTGCGTAAATAGTTTCATTAACTGCAATTCCTGTATTTGATAGTGTTTTGGGCATAATGGTTATTTGTTATAAATATTGCTACCTATCTATATTTACTAAAATTGTTGTATCTGTTGTTCTAGAAGAAGGTAAGGGTTGAGCTAATTTACCTACTGCTAATAATTCATATTGTTCGTTATACATTCCTACTGTTGTTATATATGGTTCAAAAAATGATGATGTGGCATAATCATATAAAGTATTACCAGTACTACCTGAAATTACACTATTATTTAATGAATAATTAAATTCTTCTTCTGTTATAGTACATTTATATTGTGTTTCTAATATCTCAAATGAACTTGAAAATGAACAAGTAACATTAGAACTTGAATACATTGTTTCTAAACTTTGAGATTCAAATTCTTGTTTTGTTAATATTGCTATACCATGTTGATATATAATATTACCTACATTAACACTTGCTGATAGTAAATTACCATTACCATCATCTGTAATTTCAGCATTTACAGCTCCACCAATATTATTAAATTCTAATATAAAAGATTCTGGTTGGATAAAATCACCATATAATTTAGATGGAATTGACCATGTCAAAATATGTTCATCTGATGATGTTGGAAAAAATCTAGATTGTGTTAAAGTAGTATTTAAATAATTATAATATCTACCTCTTGAACTATTTGGTCCTACTAATACATCTCCTGAAGGATTAGAACCTAATATTACACTAGCTGTAGTGATGCTATCACCATAACTTGAAGATATATAATTTGAATAATATAATTCCTTTGCTGAATTATAAACTGATGATTGTGATAGTGGGGTAATATAACCTGTTCCTCCTGATCCTGTTATATTTACATTAGTTCCATAAAACCTATCAATTCCAACATTAGAGGCTGTTAGCTCAGAATCTCCTTGAAAGGAAAAATTTTTATTTACCTCCAGTGGAGATATTAATATATCTTGTGCATTGAATTGTTTGAAAGCCGCCATTCATTTTTAAAAATCTAATTTAACTCTTACTAAAGCTTCTTTTGTAAAATCTTTTAATATAGGTCTTGATAATTTTGCTACTGCTAATAAATCATTACCATCATTATATAAACCAATGGTTGTTGGATATACTTGTGGGTTATTAATAAAGTAATTAAAAATTACTTCACCTGTTGAACCTGATATAAATGAAGGATTTTCTGAGTAATTAAATTCTGAATTTCTTGCTCTAATAAATACAAAATCTGATGTTATAGTTTCTTGACAATTTATTTGAAATCTGGCACTACCTGAAATTGCTTCAGATAATTTAGCTGGGTTATCTTGATCATTATTATCAGCTAATCCTGTAAGTAAACTAATACCCATATTATCTGCTAGATCTAAAGCTGATCCATTTAATAATAAAGTAGCTGTATCTGGAAAGAATAAACCATATGAACCTGATTCTCTAGTATAACCACTATTATTACTATTTGTACCTGATGTTTTATTATAAGCTATACCTCCAGAACCACTAATAATTTGATAATAAGGTTGTACACCAAAATAAGATGGTGTTGTTACCATACCAGAATTATCGGTTAATTGTAAGTTTGTTAATGTACCAGCAGCTGTTGAACTACCACTTAAAAATAAATTTAAACTTCCTGGTAGTAAACTTTCTTTATATCTTGATCTTTCAATACTTATAGCATAAAAATAAGTACTTTCAACTCCTCCAAAGTTAAATTCAGCATTTTCATCTTCTAACATTAATGATCTATATTGACCATATATTGTTCTACTTGGAGAATAATTTGCAACATCTGAGTTGTATAATACTGTTCCTCTTCCTGATGAATCCCCGAACGCTATATTAAATTGTGTAACAGCACCATCTAAATTTGAAGCTGTATTATACACATTTAAATAATATTTACCTGAAACGGAAGCCGCTTGAGTAGAAGATGTGAAAAAATTCTCTAAAGTATAGGCATTATTGGACCAAACAGTTTGTGATACTGCTTGAGCACTTGTTAAAAAATCTTCTGGGTCTAGTCTTTTAAAGCTCATTTATTTTATTTTTAAGTAGTTGCTACTTTAGTTATTGTTACAGGTACTGTTGCTCTAGCACCACTATCTAATCCTATTACTGTTAAAGTAGTTAATAATGTTGAATTACTACCAAACAATGTATTAATTGTAGTAGCTCTTAAATTAATTTGAGTACCAATTACTGTTGATGAAACATTAGTTCCTAATGTTGTAGTTGATGTTGAATTTTGTGCTGTTGCAGCTGCGGAACTAATTCCTACACCTTCATATGTTGCCATTGTTCTTACATCTGCAATTGTTGCTACATATCCACTAGTTTCAAATATCTGGTCGTTACCTAAATAATTTAATGTTTGAGGAGTAACTGCTAATTGAGCACCTTGTTGTAAAGTAATTGCAGAAAAACCTAAATCTAATATAGGCATTTTAGCTGTTCCTCTTGGTAAAGTTACCAATTTATACTTCATTATTTGTTGTTCTAAAGGAAACGCTTCTAATAAAGGCATTCCATCTATGGCTTGACCATAGTAAGCAGAACCTGAAGGATGATTTACATTATATAATGTGTAATCAATTTCATCATCTCCTAAAGCAAATTGTGTGATTCTGAATGAACCATCGTTTTTAGCTAATGTTTCTCTACCTTTTTTAGTAAGAATAGCATCAACTGTAATTATGTTATTATTTAAGTATCCCATGTTGTGTTTTTATATAAATATTGTTATATATGTTATAAATATGATAAAAGTAAATATTCTTATCATTAT